TTAGTTGCCATTAAAAGACGAGGAGAAACTTTTGATTATGCAAAAAATGAAGCTATTGAGTTTGCACGATCATGTGTACCTCCAGAAAATGAAAATGAAGTTATGTTTCAATTAAACGATATATGGAAAAGGTATTAATGAAGTGTTGGCATTGCGGAACAGAATTAATATGGGGTGGCGACCATGATATTGAAGAAGAAGATGATAATTACCAAATGGTAACAAATTTATCATGTCCAAAATGTAAAAGCCATGTAGATGTTTATTTACCAAAGGAAAAAAAATGAATCTATTAAGAGATTATCAAAAAAAAGCAATTGAAGATATTAGACAGCATTTTAGAGAAGGTAAAAAGAAAATTTTATTAGTTGCCCCAACAGGTAGTGGTAAAACTGTTATTGCCTCATCTATGATAGAGGCTTTAGTAAAAAATAATAATTTTGGAATGTTTGTAGCACATAGACGTGAACTTGTAATGCAATGTAGTAGAAAACTTGCAGAATTTGAAATTAAACATGGCGTTATCATGGCAGGTAAAAGTGGTAGTGTTTATGCAGATGTACAAGTTGCAAGTGTACAAACTTTTTCAGCTAGAAAAGATAATGATGATTTTATTAAACCATCAGCAGATTTAATTATAATAGATGAAGCCCATAGAAGCACATCTAAATCATTTCAAGATTTAATTAATGCTTATCCTGATGCTTGGATTATAGGTTTAACTGCTACACCATGTAGAAATGATGGCAGAGGTCTTGGTAATATTTATGAAGAACTTATTAATTGTGGAAGTATTAAAGAATTAACTGCCAAAGGTTATTTAGTACCTAATAGAATTGTTGCACCTTCAATTCCTGACTTACAAAACATTAGAATTATGGCAGGAGATTATGAAAAAAAAGAATTAGACAAAAGAATGAATACTCCAAAACTTGTAGGAGATATAGTTACTCATTGGATTAAACATGGAGAGAACAGGCCTACTGTTGTGTTTGGCTCATCAATTAAACATTCTAAATACATTGCTAATATTTTTAATCAAAATGGAATACCTGCTGGTCATATAGATGGAGAGATGAAGGAAATTGATAGAGAAAAAGTATTGCAAGATTTAGATGATAATAAAATAAAAGTTATATCTAATTGCATGGTATTGACAGAAGGTTGGGATAAACCAAAAATTTCATGTGTTATTATAGCAAGGCCTACTAAATCTTATTCTATGTATTTACAAATGGTAGGTAGAGCATTAAGACCTGCTGAAAATAAAAAAGACACATTGATTATAGATCATTCAGGTTGTGTGTATGAACATGGTTTTCCTGAAGATGTACCTGATTGGGAATTAACATATTCTAAAATAAAAGATAAAGATAAGAAAAAAATTGAACCTATTGAAAAACAACCATTTACGTGTGTAGTGTGTGATACAGTTTATAAACCTACAAGAGATGAACCTGAATGTCCTAATTGTAGTTTTACACCAACTAAAAAAGAACAAGCTATTTTAATTCAACAAGGTAGATTAATTGAATTACCTAAAATGAAACCAAATGTAGATGATAAACAAAAATTTTATGCTGAACTTTTATATTACTGTAAACAAAAAGGTTTTAAAGAAGGTTGGGCTAGTCATACTTTTAAACATAAGTTTGGACACTTCCCTCATAGTAAAAAAGTATTTCCGTTATCAACAAGTAAAGAAACAATGGGTTACATACAACATATAAACATTGCTAGGGCTAAATCATACAACAGGGGGTTAAAAATATGAGTGAAGAAATAACAGAACAACATATGCACAAATTAAGAGAAGTAGGAATGAACCATGCAAAAGCAAAACAAAATTTAGAAAGATTACAGCATGGTCGTAAAATATTATTAGCTGTGTTGATGAAACAAAAAATGATAAATTCTAATACAGGTAAGTTAGATAGTGCTGTTGCACAAGAACGTGAAGCAAGAGCAGATGAAAGGTATCAAACTCATATAAACGAATTAGCTATTGCTGTTGGCGAAGAAAGCAAATGGAATTGGGAAAAGAAAATGATAGAAATTAATTTTGAAACATGGAAAACAAAAATGATAAATCAAATGCGAGAAGCAAAAGCATATGGGGTTAAACGTGGCTAAAAAGAAAAAAATTAAAGATTTAGTCTTATATGAATATGACCGTTATGAATGTTGGTGGGAAGACGCTACAAGTGGCTGTGAATGGAAAGACAGACGTGAGGCCATTAAAGATCAGCCTGCTATGTGTTTTACAGAAGGTTATCTTATAACTTTTAATAAAAATTATCACACCTTCTGTATGTCGTTCACAGGAAATGATATAGGGGATCAAATGATTATACCTACAAAAAACATTAAAAAAATGAAATTTTTAAGCACAAGAAAGTTTTATAAAAAAGAATATGATTATGGCACGTACAAAAATTGAAAAAGAACATATGTCTAAAGTTGCAGGTCTTGGTTGTTTAATTTGTAACAAAATGGGTTTTCCTGATAGTCCATGTGAACTACATCATATAAAAAATCTTACAGGTATGGGTAAGAAAGCTAGTAGCTTTGAAGTTATACCTTTGTGTCCTAGACATCACAGGCAAGGTGTCGAGGCCTATCATTATAGTCCTAAGACATTTACAGAAAAATGGGGAACTCAAACAAAATTATTGAAAGATACGTTATCTATGATAAATAATAACAATGGCAAAACAGAACTTTAGCACTTATATACCAAGAGATAAACATAGAAAGAGGCCACGTGTACATACCAAATCACTTAACAAATCAAAAAAAAGAACTTTTAAAAAATACAACAGACAAGGTAGGTAAGAATTTATTACTTGAAACAAGATTGCTTATGGAAAAAATGAAAAAATCTAAAGCTACATCAATTAAGGTAAAGAATAGCATTAAAGCTAAATATTATTTGTTAGAAGATAAATATAAAAGATTGAAAAAGAAATATGATAAATTAAAGGAAGATCACGAATTTGAACGTGATCTCCCCTAATGTGTTAACTGATTACTTTTATTATATGAAATGTTTTATCTGCGTCAGTATTTAATGTTATTAATGCTTGCAGTTTTTTAATTGCTTTCGCTTCATCTTTGTCCTGTGCAGATACATCATAACTATCTTCCAAAGATTCAAATTTCAGTTTTGATATTACTAAGTACATATTTACCTCCTCTCTATTTATTGTTTTTTCATCTTGTGTATTCTCTAAATACTGGAAAAAGTACCTCTCCCGTACCAATAGTTCCGTCTTTTTTTTTGAATGTTTTTTTAATGTTTGTAAACAAAGCACCTGCATTGTTACATTCATCATCTGCACTTGGTGTTAATATTGTTCCATTATCTAAAAATAATTCTAATGGTTGATAATCCCAATCCATTAATCTTTTAGATTCTTTAGCAGACAACCATTTAGCTTTTACAATAGTTCTTCCTACTAAATGTTTACTTGCTAACTCGTTCCATTTTATAGTCATATTATCCCTTCTGTTCTTTGATTGGTTGTAAATATTCGTCCTCAATACCATCACAAAAATCAGAATGATCGCCTGTGTATTCGTATTGCTTGCCGTCTATACTCTCTGCATTTTCATCAACTTTTAAAAATGTTAATGTATGGACTTGTAAAGTATAAGATTTTTTTTTCGTCATATTATCCTCTCTATTTGTTTGCTTGTGCTTGTTGCTTTTTAATGGCGAATAGTTGGGGCAATTTCCTATTTCATTAAGTTAATATATATGATAATCTGCAGATACACATACCTTAAACACCACAATTTTAATCCTCTCTATTTGTTTGCTTGTTCATTATTTACCCTTTCTCATTTTATCCACTAAATTTAATGCTGTCATGATTTGCTTGGCATTTATTGTATCAGTCGCAACACACATTAATTCATGATTTGTACTGCCATCATCAAAAAATATTTGTGTTGTTCTTTTTTTATAATAACAACCATTTTTATTTATTTCTTCTACCTTTGTATATTTATCCATTATTTACCTTCCCCTTTTTTCATTGCTATTTCGTCTTGCCAAGTCTTAACTAATTTCATAGCTATTTCGTCTTGCTTATCTTCCTTGTTCTTTTCTTCTATGTATTCAGTTAAAAATGTGTCAACACTTGAGGCTGTATCATCATCTATCTCTGTAATAGTTTCATCATACCAAGTGCCATTACTTCTTTCTATTGTTACTACAATTGCCCAACTGGTAATCTTTTTCTTTTTTTTATCTTCATGTATTTTAGCCTTATTTTTATCATGTAGTTCAAAATGCTCTTTTGTTAGTTCTGTCATTATTTCTCCATGTTTCTGATTGATCCTAAAAATATAACAAGTCCACCAATTCCAATAAACAGGCCTAACACTCCATCTACATGAAATGCTAGGTCTATTGCTAAAAACATCATGGCGAAACCTGTTAATAATATAAGAAGATTAGTTCCTGCCCAATTCATGCGATCTCCTCTGTATTAGTTTTTGAACATCAACCATTCTAGATTGAATATCAATGGGTTGTCTTACTGCTTTACATAAACACTCGTACACAGATTGACCTGTGTACCAAATGCCTTTGATTTTCATTTTTACCATTTTTTACGTCTTTCCATTTCTTTGTTACGCAAGAAACTTTTCATTAATTGCTTATTTCTAAACAGTTCCCTGTCTATTTGAGAACCACGCACCTCACACCACATAAATAGGAAAAATCCTATTAACATTAATGAAACCCCAACATATAAAATTATATTATACATTATTTACCTCCTTTGATTTTTTGAAACAGATTGGCTTGAACCTGTTTATAATTACTAATATTCCCCACTTGAGTAACTAAAGAAGATTGATTACCTTCAAAAAAAACAAAGCTAATCCAATCAAGTCCTAATAACTCATAATAAGCAATATTAGAAAAAGAATAGAAAGGGTTTTTAAACCCCTCCTTTTCTCCATTATTAATTACTAATTTAAGTGATAAAGGTTTTTTGTGCATTACCACTCCTTTCGTGCATCAGCTTTAATAATAATTGCATTACCGACAATCTGATGAGCCAAAGCACAATTGTCTTTTACATATTTAGTAGCTGAAAGATTAAGAGTTAGATTTTTTAAAAGTCCTTCTTCATCAAATAACATATAATCTCCGTTATTCAATTCAAGACCTTCAACCCAACCACCACAATAATCTTGAGCATCTTTGAGGCTTGGCTCATTATCTTTGTAGGTTTTAATAGTGTTACCGTTTGGACATCTTACATAAACATCACTTGACTTACTTAAGACCCTTTTACCATTCTCATCAATTTTATATTCTTTGATTGATGTAATAGGGTCTGATTTTACATTATATGTAGTCATTCTATTATCCTTTGTTTTAGTTAACATGGGTTAAGTTTTATCATAATAAATAATATATTGTCAAATAAAAAACTTTAGTCTATAATGTTGCAAATATGTCACAAAGCCTTACAGATAAACAAAAATTGTTCATTGAGTACTTTAGTCAGACAGGCAACGCTACTCAATCAGCGATCAAGTCTGGGTACTCTGAAAAGACAGCTGAACAGCAAGGATATGAGTTAAAGAATAAACTCTCAATACAGATAGAAACAGCAACTAAAAAACTGCTTGGCTCTGCTGTACCTTTAGCTGTAGAGAAATTAAAGAAACTAATTGAAAACGACAAAACTACTCCTTCAGTTCAACTCGGTGCAATTAACTCCTTGCTTGATAGAACAGGTTACCAAACAACTACAAAGATAGAAGACGTTACAGGTAGGAAGACAGATGCTGAATTACAGGCTGAGTTAGATCACTTGCTTGGCACTCTTAAGGTTACTAAGATCATTCCCACAGATGATGGTTCTAGTTCTATAAACTAGGCCACACTACTCCTCACATACACAGACAGAGACAACTACACACATAGACGACAACACTACTCAACTGCATAGTGCTTGCTTCATAGTGCTTGTGTTATCTACATAGTTATCTCCATAGTGCTTGGGATAATGGGTGTCTACCCACACACACACGTCTTTCCAGCTACACAGGTCATATCACGTGGTCTAGGCAATATGCGTACCCTCTTTGTTCTTTTATGCTACCTACACAGACAATAAAGAAGGTCAATTCGTTAGATGGATAGCCTCTAAATTAAGGCCTACCCCCCAAATCGAATATTTGTCCAGTAATCAATGCATTCCTCCG